TTGGCCACTCAGTAGCTCGCACATGGGAAGAAGTAACGGCTGTTTGGCGGTGGGTATACATGACCCGCGAGGCATTGGTTGAGCGTTTCGGCGAAGAAGTGGGAGAAAAGATACCCTACGACGCAGGCCCGGACACACTTAAGCAGTACGGGCAAAGCACCAAGGAACACACCCGCGCAAAGATTTGTGAGTATTGGTGCAAGGAATCGGGCAAAGTCTATTGGTTTAGCAAGTCGATGCCAAACATCATTGACGAGCGCGACGATCCGCTAGAGCTAGAGGGATTCTTTCCCTGCCCGCAGCCGCTGTATGCCACGATGACGAGCGACACCCTTGTTCCGGTGGCCGACTTCGTGCTGTATCAGGATCAGGCTAACGAGCTTGATATCCTGTCCGATAGGATTGACGGGTTGGTCAAGGCTTTGCGCGTTAGAGGCGTGTATGACGCGTCACAGCCTGCATTGCAGCGACTGATGACCGAGGGCGAGAACAACGCTTTGTTGCCGGTTGATACTTGGATGGCTTTTGGCGAGAAAGGTGGCTTGAAGGGCGCTATCGACTTCCTGCCAATAGACATGATTGCTCAGACCCTCATCCAATGCTATCAAGCCCGGACTGAGATCAAGAATCAGATATATGAAATCACGGGTCTGTCGGACATTATCCGAGGATCGTCGTTTGCCTCCGAGACGGCTACGGCACAGCAGATCAAGGGGCAATACGCCTCGATCCGGCTGCGCTCAATGCAAGAGGATGTTGCGCTTTTTGCGACCGGCTTGCTACGGCTAAAGGCGCAGGTAATCTGCACCAAGTTCCAACCGCAAACCATTGTTATGTTTGCAGCGGCAGATCAAATGCAACCCGAGGATCAGCAGTTGATTCCTCAGGCTCTCGCGCTACTGAAAAACAAGCCGTTGCGTAATTTCCGCATCGAAGTTGCTGCTGATTCTCTCGTTCAGCTTGACGAACAGAAAATGAAACAAGAGCGCGGTGAATTCCTGCAAGCGTTTGGCTCGTTCTTGCGCGAAGCATTGCCGTTAGGTCAGCAAGCGCCGGAAATGATCCCGATGATTGGTGAATTGCTCAAGTTTGGCGTGGGTGCATTTAAGGGTGCAAGGCAGATTGAGGGCGCTATTGATCAGTCGATCAACAAGCTAGTCAATAAGCCCCCGGTTGAGCCGCAGCCTGACCCTGAGATGCTCAAAATGCAAGCAGAACAGCAGATGGCGCAAGGCAAGATGCAAGCAGACGGGCAACTTGAACAGGCCAAGATGCAAGCACAGATGCAGATTGAGCAAGCAAAGTTGCAAGCGCAGATGCAAATGGATCAAGCAAAGTTGCAGCTTGAGCAGGCTAAGACGCAGCGCGAAGTCGAAGTCGAACAGATGCGGGCGCAAATGGACGCGCAGAAAATGGAGTTCGACCGTCAGAAAGCCGAAATGGAAGAGCAATACAACCGGTGGAAAATTGAGCTTGAGTCTGCAACAAAAGTTACCGTGGCAAGGATCGGTGCTAACCCTGGCGTGGATATCCCGCTAATTGAGGCTGCAACCGCTTCTGCTGAACGCATGACCGCTGAGCTAGGTAACGGCGTGCAGATGGCGCTGCAAAACGTCGAAAAAATGCAGCAGGATATGGCGGCTTTGCACGATCAGACTGCGGGCAAGATTGAAAGTTTGCTTTCTGTTATGTCTGCACCCAAGCGGATTATTCGTGGGCCGGACGGTAAAGCGGTGGGAGTTGAAATCGCAACATGAACGCCGGATGGGACAGCGGTACATGGGATGACGCGACATGGGATTACGTTCCAACGCTGATTGATGATACCCATGACGGCGATTACCTGAAAGACCGCTTTGCAAAGGAAAAGGCGGTACAGGAGGAGCGTCGCCGGGAAGTTGTTGCGCTATATGAAAGAATTGTTGAGGGCAAGGAAGATATCCCCGAAGTTGTCGAGCCGCTAAAATACATAACCAAACAACAGATTTTGACAAGTAATCTTAATTTTGATAAATTAATCGCTGATCTTAAGAATGCTGAAGCGATATGGCTTCAGCACGTTGAAAACGACGACGAGGAAATTCTGCTACTTTTATGAAAAAACGGTGGATATACGTTAATGGCGAAGCGATAGAAGTTGGTGACTACGAACCGACTGCTGTGCATCACATCATGCCGGACATTCAGCCGTATCAGTCGATGGTTGATGGGTCAATGATTACGAGCCGCAGCCGCCACAGAGAACACCTGCAAGCGCATGGCTGCATAGAAATTGGCAACGAAAAGATGGAAACGAAAGTTGCTCCGGTCAAAGATAACCGCAGGGAAGTCTTGCGGGCGCAACTGGCAAGCATGACGCATTCCGAAGCGAACAAGATTCTTAGCAGACTTCGTGATGACGCTAGATTTACTAACCCCCACAGGGAACGATAAAAATGAGCGATCTGAACACAGTTGTGCCACTTGAAGATACCCGCAGGGAAATGCTCGAGCAGCAGTTTGATCAGACTGTAAGCGCACCCGCAGGCGAGACTGCCCGCGTTGATGTGCCGAGAGACACGGAAGGCAAGTTTGCGCCTGCTGAGCAGACGATGGTGCAGCAAGCAGAAGAACCTGCTGAAGAGCCGGTGTGGAAACGTCCCCCGGCATCGTGGAAGAAGGACTATCACGAAGCCTGGTCAACTGCCGATGACAAGCTAAAAGAATACGCCTGGCAGCGAGAAGAACAGATGAAGGCAGGGGTTCAGCCCCTGATGGAAAAAGCAAGGTTTGCAGATCAGTATCAAGAAGTGATGACCCCCTACATGGACACGATCCGTGGACTGGGAATTGATGGGCCAAAAGCCGTCAAAGCATTGATGGAAGCCGATCACGCATTAAGGTATAGCGATCCGCAGCAAAAGCAACAACTTTTCTTGCGTCTCGCTCAGCAATACGGTGTGAATTTTGGAGATGGTAGCCAACTGCAACAACAGGCGGCTGTTGATCCAAACATCTCAGCACTACATCAGGAACTGAATCGAGTACGTGGTGAGGTGATGAGTTGGAAAGAAGAGCAAGAGCAGGTGCAAAATCAGTTACTACTTGGCGAGATCAACAATTTCGCTATGAAGGCTGAGCATTTCGAGGAAGCTCGTCCAGTAATGATTACGCTGCTACAAAGCGGTGTGGCATCTACATTGGACGAAGCGTATGAAAAAGCAATACGCCTAGACGACAACCTTTATCAGCAAGTTCAGCAGGGACGACAATCCCAAGTTGATACTCAGCAAAAGGTAGCAGCAAATAACGCTGCTAAGAAGGCTAGGGCGGCAGCGGTTAGTGTCAGAAGTGCCGCACCCGGCGCGACAACGGCTACCAAAGCGCAAGATCGCCGATCACTACTTGCCGATCAATTCGACAACGTAGCGGATCGACTCTAATAATCTGATAGGAGACTTCTCATGGCTTACGCCAATAGTTCTATCAGCGACATTATCGCTACCAACATCCAAAGCCGTAGCGGTGAGCTTGCTGATAACGTAACAAACAACAACGCACTCCTGCGTCGATTGAAGGAACGTGGAAACGTTAAGACCTTCTCAGGCGGTAACGTCATCCTCCAGGAAATCATGTACAACGATTCGGCAACCAACAACACCAACAGCTATAGTGGCTATGAAGTGCTCTCGGTCAGCCAAAACAGCCCAATTAGTGCCGCACAGTTCTCCATTACCCAATACGCCTCGGCAGTTTCGATCAGCGGCTTGGAGATGATTCAGAACAGCGGGAAAGAAGCGATCATCGACCTGCTTGACGGTCGTATGAACGTGGCTGAAGCTCAACTGGCAAACCGTATCAGCGGCGATCTGTACCTTGACGGCACGGGTAACGCAGGTAAAAACCTGACCGGCTTGGGCGCTGCTGTGCCTGATAGCCCGTCTACGGGTACTTACGGCGGTATTGATCGTGCGACCTGGACGTTTTGGCGTTCGGTTGCTTTCTCCGGTGTAACGAATGGCGGTGCTGCTGTTACTGCAAGCAATATTCAGCAGTACATGGACTCGCTTGCTGTTCAGTTGATTCGTGGAACGGACAAGCCTGACCTGATCGTTGCTGACAACAACTTCTATCGTTTGTACCTGCAATCGCTTCAGTCGATTCAGCGTATCAGCGATAGCGGTTCGTCGATGGCAGGCGCAGGTTTTGCATCGCTGAAGTATTACGGTGCAGGCATGGGTTCGGACGTGGTGCTTGACGGTGGTATCGGTTCTTCCGCAACCGCTAACCACATGTTCTTCCTGAACACCAAGTACCTGATGTTCCGTCCGCACGCTGATCGGAACTTTGTTCCTATCGGTGGTGAACGCCAAGCTGTGAACCAGGACGCGATTGTGAAATTAATCGGGTGGGCTGGAAATCTTACGTCAAGTGGCCCGCAGTTCTGCGGCGTGCTGATCGCATAAGGAGAAAATAAAATGCCTACATTCAGCGTATCCGGTGTTATCGGCACTAACTTTACCGATACTTCATCGACTTCCCAATTCACTCCCGGCACGAAAGTGCTGTTGAGCGATGGCGGCGAAGCGATGTATGTGCAAGCCTCTGAAGCAATCAGCACTTACGGCGCGGTGACCATTACCGCCTCGCAGACTGCTGCTTTGCTGACTACCACCAACTCGGCAAACAGCAAGCGCGTCGGTTTCGCGCAAGTCTCGATTGCCTCGGGCTATTACGGGTGGGTGCAGTTGTCCGGTGTGATGCAAGTGAACCTTGCAGCTAACTGTGACGACAACGTGCCTCTGTATACGACCGCAACTGGTGGCGTGTTGGACGATGCAACGGTTTCCGGTTGTTTGGTTATCGGCTGCACTTCGACCCGCACGATCTCGAATGCCACGGCGGTTACTTGTATTGCTGCGGGCATCTCGGTTATCGGCACAGGTGCAATGCCTGGCTAATGGAAAATCTCGCGCAACTAAAAGTTAATGTTAAAGCCGCAGGGACGCCTGATGGCATTGTGTCTAACATTCGCTCTGCGATTGCGCGGGGTTTACCGGAGTTAGTACCAAGTCTCATTGCTCACGATGGTCACATGGTCATCGTGGGTAGTGGGCCTTCCATGCCGTCTCAGATTGAGAATATACGAGCAGAACGCGAGCGCGGTCGTCCTATTTTTGCAGTCAAGGCAGCGCATGATTTCCTTTGCAAGAACGGAATACAGCCCGATCTATGGTGCTGTGTTGACCCACGCGATAGAAGCGCACAGCTAAGCGAAGCAAACGCGCACACGGTCTATCTAGTGGCTTCTCGGTGCGATCCGTCAATGTTCGACGCTCTCAAAGCAAACAAGGTAATTTTGTGGCACTCGTTTGCCTACGAGGAATACAACGACGAACCTTTCAGCAGCATCTTCAACAAGAAGTTTCTTGTCGGCGGTGGCACTACGTCGGGGATGCGTGCGGTGTCGGTAAGCTATGTTTTAGGTTTCAGAACGTTTGAGATGTACGGCTTCGATTCTTGCCTAGCAGGTGATGGCAAGACCAAGCGATTCACAGGTGAGGGCGTAGATGAACCGATTGATGTGATCGTCGGTGGTAAACGGTTCTTGTCGAATGGCGCAATGGCGCAGCAAGCAAACGAATTTCAAGAATACTTTAAGACGCTGCCTGACATTCACTTTAATGTGCATGGCGGCGGTCTAATCGCAGCAATTCTGGACGAGCGCAAACGCCTCGGAAAGCGAGTATGAGAGTTTCATTCATGCACAGCGGCGGTGCTGAGATGGCATCCTACCGATTGAGAGCGCAGCTTCCTTCAGCCTATTGCGGGCATGAATCAAGACTTAACGCGCTAGGGACGGATGTTGCGGTGTTTTGCAAGCCGCACCAAGACGATCTTGAGGTCTTAAGACAAGTTAATGCAAGGGGTGCTAAGACGGTAGTTGACCTATGTGACGACCATTTTGAGCACCCAAACTTAGGGAAACTTTATGAAGCAATGGCTAGAGAAGCTCACGCAGTTGTTTGTCCGACTCAGGAAATGGCTCGACGAATCCGCAGCTACACTCAAAGGGAAGCTCAAGTAATACCCGACTCATGGGAGCAGCGGGGACAGCCCCATGCTGACGGTAACAAATATTTGTGGCTAGGGCATCAAAGCAATCTGAAAGAAATATTGCCGTATCGGAAGATGCTTAAACAGTACGACATGACGTACTGCACCGGGCCGAATGATCAGATTGAGTGCGTGCCGTGGTCTACGAGCGCACAGACACAGTTGTTACATGAAAGTAACATTGTTTTGCTGCCAAGCAAGGGTGAGACGTACAAAAGCGCTAACCGGCTGATCAATGCAATCATGGCGGGTTGCTTTGTAATAGGCAGTAAGATTGATAAGAACAAGGAATTCAGACACTTTTGTTACCTTGGGCCGCTAAAGGGCGGGCTTCAGTTCTCGCAAGCCTATAGGCACGAATTGAACGGCTTGGTGCGAGAAGGGCAGCGGTATATACAAATGAACTACTCACCGGAACAGATCGGAGCGCAATGGGACACAGTATTCGCCTCCATCTAGGGGCAGGTGATAGGTCTTGGCCCGGATGGATCAACGTCGATTGTATTGGGGATCAAGACCTGATCTCAGATGTAACGAAACTTGATTTGCCGGATAATCATGCCGACGAGATTTCAGCGATCCATTTGTTCGAGCACATCCCTACACCCAAAGCGAAACAAACGTTGCTTGAGTGGTTGCGGGTGCTGAAGCCAGGCGGTCAGTTGTCGCTTGAAATGCCGTGTCTTGACAATGTAATTGCGCTATGGAATCAGGGACACAGGAACGATGACTTGATCGGGCGTGCATTGTTCGGAATGCCCGAACCTGATACGATGCGCCATCATTGGTGCTACTCGAAACAGCAAATAGGCACTATGTTAGTTGAAGCAAACTTTGAAAATGTACGTTTTGAAGAACCATTTTTCCACTTGCCGCAGCGTGATCTTCGCGTTGTTGGCAGCAAATCTAAGGAGTAATCATGGCTATCCCGTCACGCGTTTTGGGTAGTGGTAATTCTTCGCTGTCAACGGTTTCGATCTGCGGTGATGGTGCAACCGGTCTTGTTGCTGTAGGCAGCACGATTGCTGACGCTCTTCAACTGTCGGCGGTGTTCAACGCAATCACGACTTCATCTTCAGGTACGGGCGTAATTTTGCCTCCGACTGAAGTAGGTGCAATGGTTGGTATTCGTAATGATTCGGGACAAACCATTACGGTCTACCCGAAAGCAGGATCGACGATCAATGCTGCTGCATCGACTTTGAGCGTTGCAAACGCAAAAACTGTCATTCTGTTTGCTACTAGCGCAACTACTTGGGCATCCGTTCTTACTGCATAAATTTTTCCCCACAGGAGAAAACAATGGCACTTGATTCAGACATTAACAACGCAGACTCGCAGCTCTATGTCGAGTTCTACACGTCAGACAAAGACCCCTACAAGGGCAAGCCGTTCATAAGAATCGTAGTGCCGGGTGATAAAACGACAGTAATTGATCAGCCGGTGCGGGATGACCACAAAGAGCGTTTCCCGCGCCAATGGTTGCACTTTCAGATGCAAAGCGGTGATGGCCCTGTAATTGGCACGCCGCTGAAAGATTGGCATCAGGATCGTCCCGAAGAACTAACGGACAATCAGCTTGCTGAGTTGCAGATTCTTAAGTTTCAGACAGTTGAGCAAGTAGCAACTGCAAGCGATAGTCAGCTTCAACGGATCGGCATGGGTAGTGCAGGATTGCGTGAGCGTGGGCGCAGTTACCTATTGAACAAGAATCAAAAGGTTAGCAGCGGGGAGTTGGAAGAAACCCGCGCACAACTTGAAGAACTGAAAGCACAGATGGCGATGCTTTTAGAGCAACGCAAACCTGGCAGACCGAGGAAAGAGAATGTCAACGACAACGATGCTAGGGTTGGTGCAACAAGTAACTAATGAACTTGGTGTTGCAACCCCGTCAAGCGTAGCAGGTAACACAAATCAGGACGTGATCCAAATACTCGCGTTGATGAACGCGAACGGATACGAATTCCTGCGTCGTTTTGCTTGGCGGGAGTTGACTAAGCAATACTCGTTTTATACCGAATACCTGACAACGACGGGCACTTGGACGACAGCAGCCCGCACGATCACGATGGCCTCCACTACGGGACTTGATACGACGTATCAGGTTCAAGGCACAG